TTGGAACCCATAAAGAAAACCCCAAGAGGAACCACACCCTTGAGGTCTTCTTACGCTTTACAACAAGGTAACCACTCCTTGTTAAGTTTACTTTAGCATATACTATATAAATAGCACTTAATTTTTTGTGAATTTACCAGTAATTACTGATGAACTTATAGAAGGTTTAGATCAAGTGTTTCCTAACAGACACCCAGACCTATCACTTTCTGATAGAGAAGTGTGGTATCGTGCAGGGCAAAGGTATGTTGTTGATTTCTTGATCGAACAACAAGCCAGACAAAAAGAAACAATGCTTAACGAAAGCGTATTGGAGAGTTAGCTATGTGCTTTGGTAGACCCAAACCACCACCTTTACCAGAACCAAGACCGACCCCACCAAAGCCTGAGAAGACTGCGGAAAGAGTTGTTGTCAGCAGTAAAAGAAAGTCTGTTGAAGATGGTCAGTTAAAAAATAGAAAGAAACCTTCTGTAAAAAGATTTGGTACACAAACATTACGCATACCTTTAGCCCTTAACAATCTTAAAATTTAATCATGTGTGTATTCAGAAGTTCTAAACCCAAGCCAGCACCCAAGCCAGCACCCAAGCCTACCCCTACCCCTGCACCTAAACCTACTCCAACACCTACTCCAACACCTAGGCCAACTACTCCAACACCTAAACCTACTCCAAAGCCTACGCCTAAACCACCTGCACCTAAACCACCTGCACCAACTCCACAACCAAAGACACCTACACCGACCCCCACACCTACTCCAACACCAAAACCAGAGACACCTACTCCTAAAAAACCAAAGCGTTTTGTTAAGCGTGGTGGATTCTTAGGTAGTCCAAGTAGATCATCATTGCGTATTGGTGGTAGTGGATCAACTAACTTACGTTATTAACTATGTGTTTCTTTGGCGGATCACAGGCAGCAGCACCACCCAAACCTGAGTTTGATGATGCACCTCCTGTTGTTACAGGTAAACAAACTGGTGTTGATAATCCTATTGACACCAAGAAAGTTACCGAACAACTAAGGCAAGATCGAATGAAAGAAGAAGGGTTCTCTAACCCTGCTGAGTCATTGAAGATTGCTGGTGTTACAAAAAGTAGTGGTCTTGGAGCAGTTGAACGAAATAAGCGTAGTGCTAGGCTTAGATCAGGAGTTACAAGAGGACCAAATGCAGGTACAAAAGCTCAGAAAGCAGCAGCAGCAAGAAAAGCTATGAAATCAAAAAGATAAATGGAATACTCAACACAAGGACAGACAGCAGCAGGTAGGTACGAATCGTTAGTAGGATTGCGTTCTACTTATGATAGAGAAGCTAAAGAGTCTTCTAAAATAACTATTCCTAGTCTTATACCTGAGTCAACTACTGGTACAAGAGCAAAGATTAAGACACCATTTCAAGCAGTAGGAGCTAGAGGAGTTAACAGTTTATCAAATAAATTCTTGATGACCTTGTTACCTCCTGACCAAGCTTTCTTTAAATTAACTATTGATAGTCTTGAGTTAATAAAAGAAGGGCAAGAAGGTTTACAGAGTGAGATAGACAAAGGTCTTCGTACTATAGAAAATGCTTTGCAGAATGATATTGAAATATCTAATGATAGGGTTGCTTTGTTTGAAGCACTCAAACATTTAGTAGTATCAGGCAATGTATTATTATATCTAACTGATAAAGGATTAAAAGTTTATCCACTATCAAAGTTTGTTTGTAGAAGAGATGAAGTTGGTAATGTTCTAGAAATACTTACAAAGGAAACTATACACCCACAAGCTTTACCTGCTGATTTCTTAGAACAGATTAAGAAGAAAGATAATTATGACGCACAAGAAATGCAGAACGACCTCGATATATACACGCACATCAAAAGAATTAATGATGAGTTTATTTGGTATCAAGAGTGCAAAGGTGAGAAGATACCTAATACTGATGGAAGATCACAGGCAGATGTATCTCCTTGGATACTACTAAGATTTATTCGGATAGATGGTGAAGATTATGGTCGAGGTTATGTAGAAGAATATAGAGGAGACTTGATTACATTAGAAGCTTTGATGCAAGCAATCATAGAAGGTGCTGCTGCCAGTGCAAAAGTATTATTTCTTGTCAATCCTAATGGAGTTACAAGAGCAGCTACTTTAGCTAAAGCACCTAACGGAGCTATAAGAGAAGGTACAGCAGCAGATATAAGTGTCATGCAAGTAGGTAAAAGTGGAGACTTTAGTGTTGCTCAAGTAGTGATTGGTACTATCACACAAAGATTAGAGACTGCTTTTCTTATGGCTAAGTCTGTTCAAAGAGATGCAGAAAGAGTGACAGCAGCAGAGGTAAATCTTATGGCACAAGAATTAGAGAATAGTCTTGGTGGTATCTATAGTATCTTGACCCAAGAGTTTCAACTGCCATATCTGAAAAGACGTATGCACATGTTGGTCAGGTCTGGCAGAGTACCCAAGCTACCAGAAAAGCTAGTCAAGCCAAAGATAGTTACAGGATTACAAGGTCTTGGTAGAGGTAATGATAGAAACAAACTGATTGAGTTTATTGGTACTGTTGCCAATGCTTTAGGACCAGATGTAATGAGGCAGTACGTCAATGTAGATGAAGCCATAAAACGTCTTGCTACCAGTATCGGTATAGATACTGCTAACCTAGTAAAGACAGCAGAAGAAATACAGGCAGAACAAGAAGCTCTACAGCAGCAGCAACTTATTCAAAGTCTTGGACCTGCTGCTTTAGGATCGCCATTACTTGATCCTAAGAACAACGCACAGGCACAACAACTAACGGAGGAATCCAATGCCAACCAAGAAGAACAGTAGAAAAAGAGATGATGACGGAAAGTTTGTCTCTGAAAAAGCAGTCGTAAGTCGTGTAGGCGAATACGAAGAAAACCCTGTACCTGAGAAGTCAGGTGATGTCACTACTAGACATGGCAGTACAATTCACTATAGTTAAAAGAAAAAACCACTATGACATCATCACAAGCACAAGTATCTGAAACACCACCAATGTCAGCACAGGACTTGGAAGGTCTTAAAGATGAAAATGGTTTGTATGCTGGTAAGTTTAAATCTATAGAAGATTTAGCTAATAGCTACAAAGAACTTGAAGGTAAGCTAGGAAGCATAGAACAAACACAAGAAACAGAAGAAGTAGAAACTTCTGAAGAAACAGAGCAACAAGAGTTTAATGCTCAAGATTATTATGGAGAAGGTCTTGCTTCTGTATTAGAAGAAGTTGGTATAGACCCACAAGAAATATCACAAAGATTTGTTGATAACGACTCTATCTCTGATGATGACTACAGCAGATTAGAAGACGCAGGTTTTTCTAAGCAAGTTGTAGATACATATCTTGATGGCCTTAGAGGAGTCGGTGCTGCTGATGCTGATGAAATACCAGCAGATATTATTAAAGGTATTAAAGATTCTGTAGGTGGAGATGAAACCTATGGACAAATGCAAAGTTGGGCTGAACAAAATCTATCAGATGAAGAAGGTGTAGCCTTTAACAATTTGATGGATACAGGAGATGCAGCTACAATTCAGTTAGCAGTCGAAGGACTTTATTCTAGATATTCAAAATCTATGGGAGTTGAACCAAATCTATACACAGGTAGACCTGCTGCTAGTGGACCTACACCATACAGATCAACACAAGAAGTAGTAGCTGCTATGTCTGATAAGAGATATGGTAAAGATGTTACTTACACAGAAGACGTACAAAGACGTTTAGCTGGTAGTGATGTATTCGGCTAATGGCTAAGTTATGTGCCAGAGGTAAAGCAGCAGCAAAGCGTAAGTTCAAGGTCTACCCTTCTGCTTACGCTAATGCTTATGGTGTCAAAGTATGTAAAGGACAAGTAGCTGTTGGTGGAAAGAAAAAAGTTGCTAGTGGTTATACAAGAAAATCTTTGCGTATAAACAAATGAAAAAACTAAGTCTTAGTCAAATGAGAACTTTGAAGAAACATTCAGAGCATCATTCTAAGAAGCACATGGATATGATGAAGAAGCTAATGCGTGAAGGTTCTTCATTCAAAGCTGCACACAACAAAGCACAGAAACAAGTAGGCAAATGAGTCTAAGAAGATGGTTTGATGAAAAGTGGGTAGACGTAAAAACTGGCAAACCTTGTGGTCGTCAGAAAGGTGAGAGTCGTGGCTACCCTGCTTGCAGACCTTCTAAAAGAGTTAGTAGTAAGACACCAAAAACTACAGGAGAAATGAGTAGTAAAGAAAAGAGTAGATTTAAAAAAGCTAAGACAAGTTCAAAAAAAATTAGTTATCAACACAGAAGAAAAAATACAAGAAGCAGTTTAAAGATTGCGTAAAGGTGTTATATTTTAAATAGCTTACATCTTTTATGTCTAAGGGAGTATCTCTTACCAAGAAGGACAAAGACCCTACAGGGGGTCTTACTGCTTCTGGTCGTAGGAAATATAACCGAGCAACAGGTGGAAACTTGCAAGCTCCTGTTACTAAAAAGACAGGTCTTTCTCCTAGACAAAAAGCAAGAAGGAAATCTTTTTGTGCAAGAATGTCTGGTGCAAAAGGACCATTAAAAAAAGATGGCAAGTTAACTCGCAAAGCTCTTGCATTACGCAAGTGGAATTGTGGGTCAGTATAA